AGCAATAGTCAAAGGACTAGGTCTTAGAATTGTTGGCGGCTCAAATAATAACATAGTGCTGTATTGCCCTTTTCATAATAACACTCACACGCCATCTTTTTATATCAGCGAAGAAACTGGAGCTTGTCTATGCTATAACCCTTCATGCGGAGAGGCAGGCGGCATAAAGGATCTTGTAAAGAAGATATCAAATAAGAATGAGTTTGAAACTTTAAGGTTTATATTATCCAAGAAGTCAGAAGCATCAGATGCATTTCAAGACACCCTAAGTTCATTATTTGATGAGAAGCCAGACTTTGAAGAATTCTCACAAGAGGTATTAGACAATCTATATAATGAGTTAGGCACAAATGAAGAGGCAAAAGACTATTTTAAATCTAGAGGAATAAATGAAGAGTCTATGCAATACTTTAGATTAGGATATTCTTCTAAAATGGGAATGGCTATTGTCCCAGTACATAGCCCAGATGGTCTGCCAGTAGGACTTGTAGGCAGATCAATAAAAGAAAAGAAGTTTAAGAATAGTACTAACCTTCCTAAGAATAAAACAATGTTTAATATCCATAGGGCTAAACGCATTGGAGAGAATGTTATTATTGTTGAGTCCACATTTGATGCCATACGTGTCCATCAGGCAGGATTTCCAAATGTTGTTGCAACCTTGGGCGGGCATTTATCAAAAGAGAATATTGGTTTACTAAATAGATATTTTAATAGAATAATAATAATGACAGATTCAGATTTGGCTGGAAGAGAATTAGGACTTAGTATCGCCAGCCGATTAAGAAATAAAGACATCTTGTGGGCTTCTTACGAATATGGTAAGATATACCCACATGAAGCAAAAGATGCAGGCGATATGTCTGAAAAAGATATTATTGCATGTATAAAGAACGCAGTTTCTGATATCGAATATCGATCCTGGAACTCATGATATAATGGATAAACAGACGGATATATACCGTAAACTATAGAGGAGAAATAAATGAGTATAGTAAAAGGTCTAAAGGACCTAAACAAAGCGCTAGACAAGCCTACCTACACTGGTGGGGAAGAAAATAAGGGTCGCTGGTTAAAGATTGAAGACGGCGAAAGCATCAAGATTAGATTCCTACAGGAACTAGATCCAGATTCACCAAATTATAATGACAAGCTCGGTTGCGGATTTATCGCATTAGAGCACACAAATCCAAAAGATTACCGCCGTAAAGCTCTAGATACAATGGAGACAGAAGGCCGTGATTGGGCACAAGAACAACACCGTAAAGATCCAAAGGCTGGATGGAAGGCAAGACCACGTCTTTATATTAACGTGCTTGTTGACGACGGCAAGAATGATCCATACGTAGCAATCCTTTCTCAAGGAACAAGCGGAAAATCTGTTACACCAACTCTAATTGAGTATGCTGGTGAAATGGGAAGCATTACAAATCTAATGTGGAGAATCAAGAGAACTGGTACAAAGACAGACACCAGTTACACAATTATTCCACTTGCAAAAGATGAGAAGCCTTTTGATTTCTCTAACCTAGAGTTATTTGATCTAGAGAAGACAGCAGTAAGACATGTTCCTTATGCTGAGCAAGAAGCTTTTTACACAGGTGATAGTTCACAAGAAGAATACAGCTCTGCAACTGGCAGTAGCGAAGTCTGGGCATAGACCAGTAATATTGTGGGGGCCTTCGGGCCCCCATTAAGGCGGTTATGAGTTTCATACATTTACACGTTCACAGCCATTACTCTGCAATGGATGGATTAAATTCACCAGAGGATTTGGTAAAGCAGGCTAAGATACTTGGCATGCCTGCAATCTCAATAACCGACCATGGAACATTATCGTCACATCGTGAAATACAAATTGCTTGTGACACGTATGGAGTAAAACCAATTCTTGGAGTAGAAGCCTATATCTCTCCAACAGATAGATTTGATAGATCATCATTTAAAGATAAAAGTATTCAAGCGTATAATCATATTATCCTTCTTGCAAAAAATAAGAAGGGGCTAGAAAATATAAATAAACTACAAGAGATAGCATGGACAGAAGGATTTTATTCTAAGCCACGTATCGATAGAGAGATATTAAATGAATACTCTGAAGGCATTATTGTTTTGTCTGGGTGCCTTAATGGTATTGTAAGCAAAGCTATTGAAAAAGAAGAGTTCTCAGAAGCCAGAATTCTACTAAAGAATTTTAAGCAAACCTTTTTAGATGATTTTTATGTTGAGGTGCAATCTCACAATCCGCCGCAAATAAACGAAAAGCTTTTAGAATTAGCAGACGAATTAGGAATTAAGGCGGTGGCAACAGGGGATATCCACTATGCTAGAAAAGAAGATAAGCTTTTAGAAGAAGCCCTATTAATTATATCCACAAATCCAAAGGCAGACAAAGATGCCGATTTTGAAATGTCTCGTCAGATAAAAGATATGTCAGATAGATTTGATTATTTATACCCTGACCGCCGTATGTCATTTAAGGGCATGAATCTATTTATGCAGACTCGTGAGGAAATTGAGGCGGACTTTAAAAAGGCTGGAATAAATAGAACTGATATATTTGATAATACCCTAGAGATAGCAGACAAGGTTAGCTCATATGACCTAAATCGTAACCTAGACCTCCTGCCAGTCCCAAAGACCAATGCTGATGAAAAGCTACGGGACCTAGCTGAAAAGGGCTTAGAAGGGCTAGGGAAGGCCTCAGATGAGGTCTATAGGGCTCGCCTAGAGGAAGAATTGCAGGTTATTAAGGATAAAAACTTTGCCTCATACTTTCTAATAGTTGCAGATATGATTAATTGGTCAAAGTCCCAAGGCATATTAGTTGGGCCAGGACGTGGTTCGGCAGCAGGATCGTTGGTCTGCTATACAATTGGAATTACAGATGTAGATCCAATTGAATATGGCCTCCTATTTTTTAGGTTCATTAACCCAGATCGTAATGACTTTCCAGATATTGATACGGATTTTGAGGACCGCCGCCGTAAAGAAGTAAAAGATTATTTAAAAAAGAAATTCAAGCACGTTGCATCTATTTCTACATTTACTTATTTTAAGGATAAAGGTGTAGTTCGTGATGCTGCTCGTGCTTTTATGGTTCCGCTTTCTGATGTTAACCATGCATTAAAGTCTGTAGATACATTTGAAGAGTATGCTACTTCTCCAAATACAAAAGAGTTTAGAATGAAATATCCTGAAGTAACTTGGCTTGCAGAAAATTTACGTGGCAAGATAAGAAGTACAGGTATCCATGCTGCTGGAGTTGTGGTGGCAAAAGATGATATTAGAAATTATGGTCCAGTAGAAACTAGAGAAGACCGTGAAGATAAGGCTTCTGGAAGAATTCCAGTAATTGCATATGACATGGACACGGTTGCAGATATTGGTCTAATTAAAATCGATGCCCTAGGACTTAAGTGCCTGTCCGTAATTGCAGACACATTAAATTCTATTAAGGAAAGAACTAGCAAAGAAATAAAACTGTCAGAGATAAGTCTTGATGATAAAGAAGTTTACAAGATGCTCACAGAAGGATATACAAAAGGAGTATTCCAAGCAGAAGCAACCCCTTACACAAATTTATTAATTAAGATGGGGGCAAACGTATTTGAAGATCTGGTAGTCTCAAATGCCTTGGTCCGTCCAGGAGCTATGAATACAGTTGGAGCTTCTTACATAAAAAGAAAGCAAGGGGATGAGGCAGTAAATTATGTTCACCCCATAATGGAAGAATTTACCAGAAATACTTATGGAGTTATTATATATCAAGAACAGGTTATGCAGGCTTGCGTACACCTAGGTGGAATGACTTGGTCTGAGGCAGACAAGGTAAGAAAAATTATTGGAAAGAAAAAGGATGCAAAAGAATTCGACCAGTTCAAAGATAAATTTATTGAAGGTGCTTCAAAGCACATTTCTAAAAAACAAGCAGAAAAACTTTGGCACGACTTTGAAGCACATGCTGGATACTCGTTCAATAGGTCTCACGCTGTTGCTTACTCTATGCTTTCTTATTATACCGCTTGGCTTAAGCTACATTATCCTTTGGAGTTTATTTTCGCAGCGCTCAAAAACGAAGGAGAAAAAGACACAAGAACCGAATACCTGATAGAAGCTAAAAGATTAGGATTAAAGGTTCAACTGCCACATATAAACGAGTCTGATGTATACTTTTCTTTACAGAAAGACTCTTTGCGATTTGGGTTGGCAGAAATTAAATTTATATCAGACAGTATCGCAAACAAAATCATAGAAGGAAGACCATATGCAAACTATAAAGACTTTATTGAAAAAGCCTCAAAGAAAGGAAGCGGCATTAATAGTAGGGCTATTAGTTCTCTTAACGCTATTGGTGGCGCTGCCTTTCAGGATAATCCTAGGAGCGGTAAAGAAAAAGAAGGATACTACGAATACCTAGGCATACCTTCATTTGATATAAAGAATATTCCCCCAAGAGTTAAAGCTCAAGCCTTAACAATAGATCAATTTGATCCAATAGGATCCTTTGTAATGTTTGGAATGGTTAAGAGCATTAAGCGTGGCAAGGGTTGGGCACGAGTTGAATTAGTAGATGAGACTGGTGGCATAGGTTTATTCCATCATGAGCAAACTCAAATTGAAACAGGCAAGATGTATTTTATTCTTGTCGGAGACAATCGTATTGCTAGGTATGTTGATGTAAATGATATAAACCCAGACTCTAAAGATATATTTGTAGACTTCCTATACCGCAAAGAATATGACCTTGCGGAAGACGAGAAGATTGTGGTAAACTTTACACCGTATCAGACGAAGGCTGGCAAGACAATGTCACACATTGTTATGTCTGATAAGGACAAAAATTTGACCAGAGCAATTGCATTTCCTTCTATGTATAAAATAACTTTAGCTAAAATGCGAGAGGGAATGAAATGTAAGCCAGTGCTATCTAAATTAGATGACGGCACATTAATGATTAAGGAAATAAAATGACCGAAGATATAGTTCAGTCTATGAGCCTAAATAAAATATTGGTAGCATTACTTGAAGAGCACGGCACCCTATCGGTTCCGACCACTAGATTTGTAAATGCCGCTAATGAAGATAAAGAGTTGGTCGTAGAATATGATGATCAGGATTTATCTTTTAAATTTAGTTTAAGAGGAAAAGATGAATAGCGAAGATATTCTTACCCAATATGGACTCGATGCCCTCTCTGCAGTTTTACATGAAACTGCAAAAGAAAAAGGATTTTGGGATGGCGAGTATACCAATGACAAAATTGGAAATAAATTAGCTCTGGTGCATTCAGAAGTCACTGAGGTATTGGAAGCAATAAGAAAAAAGCAGGGCTCAGAAAAAATTGTTGAAGAAATAGCAGATACAATAATTAGATTATTAGATGTATATGCAGCAATGAGAAATGAAGAGGCGGTCTTGCATAGCCTAGATGATGTCCTTCACCAAAAAATAGAAATAAATAAACAGCGTCCACCCCTTCACGGGAACCTGTTCTAAATGCTATAATAGTAGAGAGAAGAAAGATAAATAATGACAATTGTCCTAGATGACATATTAGCAAAGCTAGACCCTAAAACAAGATCAAGAGTTCAGTCTGCAGTAGATGTGCAGGTTGAAAAACAACTTACTCCAAGTATTGGTTTAAACAAAGCCCTAAAAGGCGGATTTGGATTTGGTAGACAAGTCTTAGTTTGGGGAAACAAGTCTGCTGGAAAGTCTTCCTTCTGTCTACAAATGATAGCGGAAGCACAGAAGAATGGAAAAACATGTGCCTGGATTGATGCAGAAGCATCTTATGATCAATCGTGGGCAGAAAAACTAGGAGTAGATTCATCAGAATTGATTTACTCATCAGCAAAAACTATTAATGACATGGTAGATGTTGCTACACAATTAATGGAAGCAGAAGTAGATATTATTGTAGTTGATTCTATATCCGCTCTTCTTCCCGCCATCTATTTTGAAAAAGATAGCTCAGAACTCAAGAAGCTTGAGGATACAAAACAAATCGGCGCAGAAGCAAAGGATATGACCCACGCAGTCAAAATGTTAAACTATGCAAACAAAAATACATTACTTGTTCTCATTTCACAACAAAGAAACCAATTTGGATCTATGCATGCTAGCCACATACCCACGGGCGGAATGGCAGTTAAATTCTTTTCCTCTACAGTTGTTAAGCTCTGGTCTTCAGAAGCCGAAGCTAATGCTATTAAAGCTGGTGTTGCGGTTGGTGACAAAATTATTGAACAAAGAGTTGGCAGACCAGTCAATTGGATTATTGATTACAACAAGCTCGGTCCCCCAAATCTATCGGGACAATATGACTTCTACTACCAAGGAGAGTCTGTAGGAATAGATTCCGTTGGAGAAACTTTAGATGTCGCTGAAATGTATGGCCTTGTAGAAAAAGGCGGTGCATGGTATACGATAGAAAAAGAACGGCTACAAGGAAGAGCAAAGGCTGTTCAATATCTACGTGACAATCCAAAAGTCGTAGAGAAATTGACAGAGAAAATCAATGCCAAATCTTAATGAATTTATTAGCAAAAAGCCAGAAGATCCTAATCTTCAAAAAGTTGAAGAGCCTAGACCGTGTGCTTCCTGCAATAAGGATTCAGAATTTTACTATTGGAATGAGGCTTCTATGGAGATGACTTGGACCTGCCCAGACAATCATAAAAATTCTTATAGGATTAACTAATGTCAGAAAGATCTGAAGCTAAGCGTGACGGAGCTAAACAACAAAAGAATAGTGGCAGGGGGGATTACCAAAAAGGTGATGCTATCTGGAATAAGTTTGTTGTGGACTATAAAGAGTCTAAGAAGTCTGTTGCTCTTTCAAAAGAAATGTGGGCAAAGGTTTGTACCGACACATTTAAGGTTAACAGATCAATGCATCCAGTTTTAAAATTAATTATAGGCGAGGGAAATAGCAAGACAAGATTGGCAGTAATAGAATGGTCTTTACTGGAACAGTTAATAGAAGGAGAATCCAAATGAAAGAAATTTTAATGACAACATTTGTAGGTGCTATGGTTGGAGGCATATTTAGTTTATTTAAATTGCCTATCCCTGCGCCACCAGTATTTGCTGGGCTTATGGGAATCGTAGGTCTTTGGATTGGCTATGCTCTAGTGACTAGGTTTATCTGATGGAACTATTCATGCTTGGTATGACAATAGGTCTTGCATTTGGATACTCTCTAGGATTATTTATTGATAAGTTAGACAAAAAGGAGAAAGCTAAAAATGTCGGAAGATAAAAATTCTTTACAGCTAATTAGCGATATTACAGAGTTCAATGATCTTCATGAGTATATGAAAGATCAGCATTTGGATAAAGCCTTGGCTATCACAGTTAAACTGCTTATGAGCCCTGATGTTCCACCTGCCAAAGCTCCAAGCCTTATTATAGAACTTCAAGCCCTATCTACAAAGTTTTCTATGCTTGCTGCGGTATACTCTACTATAGCAAAAGATAAAGCTGGCACAATTAACAACAACAAAAAGAATGTATATTATTCAGCAAAGGAGTCGATAGATAAACTTGTAGACGCACTCAAGTATATCGTTCGTTATAATGGCTAGAGAAATTGTAAAGAATTTAAAATTTAAAAAGTATGAAGGCAAGTTTGATCCAAAAGAATTTGCCAAGATGCTAGATGATGCATACCTTGCCACAAAGCGGGCAGATGGTGACATGACAAAGTATACTTTTAGCCCAAGTAGTTTTGGCTATGGTCATGGCAATTGTCCAAGATACTGGTATATGGCATTTAGTGGAGCTAACTTTGTAGATAATAATGATGCACAGGCAGTTGCCAATATGGCTAACGGAACCTTGGCTCACGAAAGAATACAAAATTTAATTCATAAAATGGGCGGGCCAATAAAATCAGTAGAAACAGAAATTGAAATAAAGAACGAGTATCCACCTATCAGAGGATTCATAGATCTTTTAATTAACTGGGATGATGAGAATGTAATTGGAGAAATCAAGACGGCTAAGCAAGAAGTTTGGGATGTAAGGCAGGCAGAGATGGCCCCTTCAGCAAATCACCTTCTTCAGCTTTTAACATATATGAAGCTAAAAGATGTCAAGGAAGCATTCTTTCTTTATGAGAATAAAAATACTCAAGAGCTTCTTATCATACCAGTTCAAATGAATGCCAAGAACAAAGAGATAATTGAAGAGTTGTTTTTATGGTTATGCGAAGTATATGACAATTTTAAAGATGGGGATATTCCACTTAGGCCATTTGAAAAAACAAGTTATGCATGCAAGGGTTGTCCAATTAAAAAAGAGTGCTGGAAGGGCGAGACTGGCACGGTACAGATAGAAGCATACAAGGTTACCAAGTAATGATTTGTGCAAATAAAGAATGCCCAAATGGCAAAGAGTTTACTCCCAAAACACATAATCAAAAGTATTGCTCAGATGAATGCTGCCGAATTGCCACAAATAGAAGAATCATGGAAAAGTATTATGAGAAGAAAGCAATTAGGAGTGGGGCAAAAAGATCATGCGTTAAATGTAATTCCAGGTTAAGCAGATATAATGAATCTAATATTTGTGCGGCATGTCAAAAGAAAGTAGACATTTCTCAGAAGTCCAAACTATTAAGGATGATAGATGAAATTAACTGATTTAATTAAGACTAAGGCAAATAGAGTATTGGGGATAGATGCCTCTACTAATTCCGTCGCATTTTGTTTAATGGAAGATGACAAGCCAGTCAAATGGGGAAAGATAGAATTAACTGGGGCTAATATATATGAAAAGATATATGATGCTAAAGTTAAAACTTCTGTGATGCTAGATGAATTAAAGAGTGATTATATTGCTGTAGAAGGAGCAATCCTTGTCAGATCCCCAGATGCCGTGATAAAATTATCCTATGTATATGGTGTCGTTATCGCTGAGCTTATGTCTACTGGCGCTTCCGTTATTACTATATCCCCTAGTTCTTGGCAGGCATATATCGGAAATAAGAACCCAACCAAAGAAGAAAAGGCGGCTATTAGAGTAAACAATCCAGGATATGCAGACTCTTGGTATAAAACTCAGCTACGTAATATGCGTAAACAAAGAACAGTTGACTACTTCAACAACAAATACAATCTTTCATTAACAGACTACGATGTAGCAGATTCATTTGGAATTGCTCATTATGCTAATAAGGTATTAACGGAACGATGAAATTATACAAGAGTAAAGACTGGTTGTATAGACGTTATGTAGTTCAGCGTAAGACTATGGAAGAGATTGCAAAAGAATGTGGCGTTACGGTAATGACCATATACAGAGCATTGAAAGATAATGGACTAATCAAATGATAGAAAAAAATATATGGCAAACATATGAAACAAATTATGATGCGCTGCCAGACTATGCTAAAAAGAGTATAGGCACATGGACTGCAAATAACCCCGACTGGAAGCATGGATATATGAGCGGCCTAGATAGAGAAGAGTTTTTTAAGAATAATTTTGATTCTAAAATAGCAGACACATATATCAATCTTCCACTAGGTGTTATGAAGGCTGGACTTTGGAGATTTGCGATTCTTTATATCTATGGAGGAATTTATGCCGACATGGATACTCACTGCAAGGTCCCAGTAGATACATGGCTTAATCAAGATTACGATATGATTCTTGATATAGAGCGGGACACCCCATGGCTTGCTACACAAACAATTGCGGCTAAAGCGGGACATCCTCTACTTAAAGCAGCTATAGACCTATGTGTTGAACGAGTTGGAGACGGAATTATTCAGCATAACCATATGGTTCATTATTATACTGATGTTCAAATGTTCACAGATGCTTTATATCGTGAACTTGGAGTAGAGCCTTATCAAAAACATATTAATGAATGGGCGCCAGAACTTATTGAAATGCCATATCTAAAAGAAAATAAAGTTTATATTTTTCACGGCGAGAATGCAAAGCGCCTATTGGATAAAGATGTTGTTCACCTGTATTGGGGAGATGATAGAGAAGAAGGATGGATTGCATGGAAAAAGGATCCAATGGTCAATCAGTCTTACCCAAACGGCTTCAATCCTCATGATTGGGAAAAATAATGCATAGAATAGGTGTATTGCCTGCTTCTGGAAAAGCGTCAAGAATTGGAGGCATCCCAAAGTTTTGTCTACCAATATCAGATGAAAGATCTTTGTTGCAATGGCATGTAGAGCAAATGCTTGAAGTTTGCGATGAAGTACGTGTAGCTACAAGACCAGAGTGGGTTCCAATTGTACAAAATATGGATATGAACATTAAGTTAATTGTTCGTGAGCCATCAACAATGTCTGATGCAATTAAATTTATGATTGGCGAATATAATGACACAGTATTTGTTGGAATGCCAGATACATATATTTTAAATGCTACAGGCAATATATATAAAGAAATGATGAAAGAAGATAAGGCTGATTTAGTTCTTGGCATATGGGAATGTGGTGATGAATTAAAAGGCAGGGTCGGACAGGTTAAAGTTTCTGATGGCAGGGTAATTGCATCTGAAGATAAGGTAGATAATTGTGACTACCCAGATATGTGGGGGACTATGCTATTCCGAAAAAATATGATAAGATACCTAGATCCTAAATTAGACCATCCAGGAAAACAATTAAAGGAATGGATATCTGAAAGCACAAATATTAGGGCGGTAAGACCAGGCGGACGATATATGGATATTGGAACGCTAAGAGGACTAAAGAATTTATATAAGGAGATGGATAATGCTTGAACCAGTTTTCCCAGACTCACCACAGTTTAAATGTGAAGATTTATATTTATTAACTGTAGGCACAGAAGCAGGCAAAGAGATATTTGAAACCTGCCATGAAATTGCACACATGCTAGTCAAGAAGAATATTGCCTACGGCAATTCAGCCCTAGACCCTGTGCGTATATTTTCGAAGGCGGGACCAAGAGAACAGCTCCATGTCAGAATTGACGATAAATTAAATAGATTAATGAAAGGCACCGAATATCCAGGCGATAATGATATCGATGATTTAATTGGATATTTAATATTACTAAAAGTCGCTAAATCCATTTGATATTTTAGTTGACTAAGAGTACAATGGTTACATATGGACATTGAATTAGCTGATCATTTTGATCGAATGAATAAGGTTGTTGAGGAATTACTTAAGGGAAATAACCCTACCCAGATTGCCGCCCTGACGGGTTTTAAGCGGGCAGAAGTGTTAGGGTATATAGATGAGTGGAAAGAGGTCGTTAAAAACGATTCTGGGGCCCGTGAAAGGGCAAAACAGGCCATCTCTGGAGCAGACCAACACTACGCTATGCTTATTAAAGAGGCGTGGAAGACCGTAGAGGACGCAGATCAAGCAGGTCAATTAAACGTCAAGGCTACCGCCCTAAAATTAATTGCAGATATTGAAGGCAAAAGAATTGGCATGTTGCAAGAGGTTGGTCTATTGGACAATGTGGAATTGGCAAATCAAATTGCGGAGACGGAACGAAAGCAAGAAATTTTGGTTGGTATACTAAAGGATGTCTCAGCAGAATATCCGCAAGTAAGAAAAGAAATTATGCGTAGACTTGCACAGATAACTGGAGTTGTAGAACCTATAGAGATAATTGAGGAAGCTAGTGGATCTTGATTTTTCAGATCTCATTGATATCCTAGACGGAGAGGAATTTGATGAAAGACCAGTCGACTTACGAACATTTGTCACAGGAGCAAATTACCTTGGACTCCCGCCACTTTCGGAGTACCAACATACGCTCATCGAAAAAAGCTCTCAGATCTATAAAGAATCCACTCTTATTAAATTATTTGGAGAAGAAGAAGGCCGACGTCGCTTTAAGCAAACCTGTAACGAAGTAATTGCACAACTAGGAAAAGGTAGCGGCAAAGATTACTGCTCAACAATTGCAGTATCTTACATGGTTTATCTCTTGCTTTGCCTGAAAGATCCAGCAACATATTATGGTAAACCCCCTGGAGATTCCATAGATATTCTTAACATTGCTATTAACGCACAGCAAGCAAACAATGTTTTCTTTAAAGGATTCAAAACAAGAATAGAAAGATCACCTTGGTTTATTGGTAAGTATGAAGCAAAGGCTTCTGAGATGAAATTTAATAAGGCAATAACTGTTCACTCTGGTCACTCTGAGCGTGAGGCGTGGGAAGGGTATAACGTAATAGCAGTTATCCTTGATGAAATTTCAGGCTTTGCCACAGAGAATACGACGGGGCATGACCAAGCAAAAACAGCAGATGCAATATACGATATGTATAGAGGATCTGTAGTTTCACGTTTTCCAGACTACGGTAAGGTTATTCTTTTGTCCTTTCCCCGTTTTAAGAATGATCCAATACAAAAGTTCTATGATTCTGTTATAGCTGAAAAAGAAGTAATCGTAAGAAATAAAGTCTTGAAGATGGACGAAGGACTACCAGACGGTACAGAGGGAAATGAAATTGAGGTGGAGTGGGAGGAAGATAATATTATCTCCTACAAGATACCTAAAGTTTATGCATTGAAAAGACCTACGTGGGAAGTCAATCCAACTAAAACAATAGATAACTTCAAAGTAGAATTTTATAAGAACATGCCAGATGCCATGGGAAGATTTGCATGTATGCCATCAGAAGCAATTGATGCATTTTTTAAATCTCGTGAGAAGGTTGAGCGGGCATTTAATAATATGTCCTTAGCCGTAGATAATTTTGGTAGATTTGAAAACTGGTTTTCGCCAGACCCAGATAAAGAATATTTTATACATGTAGATCTTGCTCAAAAGCATGACCATTGTGCTGTGGCTATGGCACATGTTCAGAAATGGGTTAATGTTAAAGTGACCGATACTTATTCACAGCCCGCTCCAATTGTAGAAGTTGACGCAGTAAGATACTGGACACCAACTTCAGATAAATCTGTAGACTTTACAGAAGTTAAAGACTATATATTATCTTTAAGAACAAAAGGATTTAAGATTCGTGTTTGTACATTTGACCGTTGGAATTCTCATGACATGATGCAACAACTTAAACAATATGGTATTAATACAGAAACTTTGTCTGTAGCTAAAAAACATTATGATGATATGGCAATGGTTATAGCTGAAGATAGGTTGAGCGGGCCACACATCAAGCTTTTAATTGATGAGCTCCTACAACTTAGAATTATGAGGGACAGGGTAGACCATCCAAGAAAAGGATCAAAAGACTTGGCGGATGCAGTTTGTGGGTCTATATATAATGCTATAAGTAGAACTAGATTTGAAAGTAATGAAGAAATTGATGTGCATACCTACGACTCATTAATGCGTAGGCCATCAAAAGAGCAAGATGAAATTGTATTAAATATGGTTAGGCCGCCAAGAATGCCTTCAAAATTGGCAGACGCTTTAGAGGGTATGGAGATACTATGAGCATATATCAAGAAAGAGCAAAAGAATGTAAGTGTTGTGGTAAGCATGTGCCCCTTCCTACTGTACTAAAAGAGTATGAGGGAAACACGTTATGCCCAACAACATTCTCAAATGTGATAGAATATAAGAGACTGTGGAAATCTCTTGGATCGA